CGAGCAGCGGACCATTGCCAATCTCGTTGAGTACATCCGAAAACTGCTTTGCAGATAGACCGCTTCCACCGTACCAGTCTTCACCAATCTGATCGAAGATCTGAACGGTAGCAGGATCACCGGCAGAGTTTGCCGGAGCGTAATAAAGCCAATCTGACTTCTTGGTGAAACTCATTCTGTTTTCTTGGCTTTTGGTTTCCGAGTCTTCTTGACGGTAGCGGTAATCTCGTCCTGCTCTACAACAACAGGTTGCGACCCACCTTCTGACGGAGCGACTGGGGACGGAGATTCAGGAGAATCGTCTTCAATGTCAATAGCAGTTGCAACACTAGTTGCTGGACGCTCTTTCTGAATCACCGAAATCTCAGATACATCAACGCCGTATTTAGCAGCGAGTTGACGAACAAACAAAGCTTGTTGGGCTTTTGACTCTAAAGCAGAACGCCAATCAAGACCACGCGCACCGTAAACCTCGTCAAAAGTAACAACGCCAGCCTCTAGTTCTGCCAATTGAGCCGCAGAATTACGGCCAACGTCAACATTCGGGGAGCGCGGAGCGGTAATTGATACTTCGTACCAATCCGAGGGAGCGTCATTGAGCGTAGGATCGTTCTTGATCGCGTACTCCATCGCGTACTCGTAAATACGACGCGCCGCTGATGCCATGACTTGATGGCGAGACCGGAACCATACAGACGACATATCTAGCGCACCGCGATAAACAGTCCCCTGCATTGACTCTGGGTAAACCAGAACGTAAGGGATACCAACGCCAGCGCAGACCTTTTCGGTCAATTGTCGCCAGTACTCGCGCATATTTACACCGGGACGCTCGGTCGCAAACTGCTCAAAACTGTCACCGTTTTTCATCACCTTTACGCCAGATCCAAAGACCTGTTCGTAATAATTCTCGGCGGTGTTTACGCTCGCTCCAGCAGTACCAGCGCGGAGGTTACTGGCTTGGACTTCGCCAGCGTCAGTCTTAACAATCTGAGCGACAGAAGCACCAAGCTTACAAGCTTCCATCTCCAGCTTTTGCAGATCATCGAGATCGTGGAGATCGTTGATGACAGCGGAGACAAAGGGAAGACCTCTAAGTTGGCCGGGACGATTCGGTTCGTAGATATGGACTACGGAATCAGAGGGAATGGAGCGAACATCAGTCAGGTTACCCTGAGTTTTTTCCGCTCCGATAAAGTAGGAGATTGCGCGTCCAGTTCTTGGATCAAACCGGATACCGTCAAATACGGTCTCATCTGCTTGCATCCCTACTGGAGTAGCAATGGATTGAGCCTCAATAAGCTGCAATCGAGGTTTGCCAGTGTCTCCTTTGGTGAGCAGCAAGAACGATTCACCATCGTAGAACCAACCGCGAGCGGCTTGCCCCATTAGAGTGCTGAACGACTGACGAGAACCGATATCGGGATAACGGCTCCAGACATCAAACCACTTCTTTGCCTTTAAGTTCCAAGCAGAATCACTAGAAGCTGGTTGAACCGAAAAGCTAGAGCCAACGGTGTAGCTCTCAAACAGATCACCAAGCCTATTGAGAACAGCGTTGTTTTGCTCGAAAAATCGAGACTTTCGAACAATGGCTTGACGGGTCGAACTGGTAACATCAAACCGCGCCGAAGTGTAAGACGTATCGAGATACGAACGACGCAGCGAGTTACCGGCTCCCTCGTATTTGTTAACGGGAGGAGGAAACAGTCGGTTCGCTATGTTTTGAAGGAAGCCCATTAGCTCATTCGGGTTGTGGCTTCACGACGGAATTGCGTGAAATCCCCATAATACCGAGTGGTTGAAACCAGAACGGCGGTCAGCATCTTGTTGTAAATCTGAAGATCAGTGGGACTAGCGATCCCATCACCAGAGAGAAGCGTCACAGCGTAATCGTAATCGGTTAGCAGAGACTCCCACATTTGCAGCATCTCGATTGGAGCAGCGGTCCCCTTACCGGGTTCAGCGAACTCAACGGAAACGTCAGAGCTAGAAGTGCTGCGGACCACATTCCCGCTCTCCATTGAGTTAGCGGAAACAGTCAGCTTTGCCGTTAAAGCCTCAAGCAATGTCAAAGCAGCTTTGCTCGCGTAGGTCGTACGCAAGTAACTCCGCTTAGTTGCTACTGTGTATGTGAACACTTGGGCGGACTATCAACAGACCCGCAAGTTTGTCAACCACTAGAATTTTCCGAGGCACTGGAAGTTAGGTCTCCCCACAACATAACCATTGCCAACTGCATGATTTCACAGTCATGCAAATGGTCCGGCCAACGAGTGTTTCGCTTGAACCACAAGTGTTTAATCCTGCCGGAGCGGTTAGCCGTTGGCTTGAGAAGATGGCTGTCTAGATGCTTCCAGTAGGTATCAGAATCGCTCGCAAAGGCTCCCTCAGCGTCAAGCGGAGCGGGGAGACTACAAACACTCCATTGATGCGTCTCGGTCCCCTTACGGAGCCGCTGGAGTACCTCACGCATATGCTCGGTATCGAAAACCAACAACGGTTGTACAGCGTCAGTCCGCATTGAGGTTGAGGTTGTGATTCCAAAGGGATGTATGGAGCCGGTCTTAGACGTAAATCTAGCTCCGGTCTCGCGTCCTTTCATCGGCAACCAGCCGATTAACATTGGCTTTCGCAAACCTCCCTCGGGCGGATACCGCAGACCGCATGGATAGTTTATCGGGCTTCCACTGCTCTGCGAGAACTCCGCACAAGCATCGTAGACCGCTTGCGTGTTGTAACCGGAATCAACGCCAACATCCATGTCGTGGACGTTGTATTGGAGTTGTATCCTGCGGAGTGCGGCAAAATCATCAGCGTGACCCGCTCCAACAAGTCTAGAGTTGCCTTTGCTCCACTCGCGGCAGACCCACCAGAGAAACGGAGCGGCAGCTTGTACGTCAGCGGTTAGATAGCGTCTAGCTTCAGGGATTCCCGCATCAGAAACAATCTCGACTCGGTCCTGTTGGGTCTCCTGATTTTCCCACGGTTCAGCCAACATCCCGTTAATAAAACCCTGCAACCCCATCATCGAGGATTTTGCTTCAAGGAACGCGACGGCAAGATTTCCCCAAGTACATTTGCGGTCTGGAGAGTACAAAGACGACAGATGATAAGACCTTACGCTCGGGAGACTGGCTTTATTCTCCGAGATCCACTTGCCATGCCGTAACCCTGCAACCTTCTGGCTGTCAGATATCTTTCCCTGACAGAGTTGGCAGACGTAATGGGCGGTGGTACGGATGCGCTGCCAGTCGGGTCGTCCATCCTCAAGCTTCTCGTTTTCCCAAGTGACTTGTCGCCACTCCAGTTTGATATGCTCGCGGCAGTATGGGCAAGGGATGTAATACCTCCGCTGGTCTCCTCGTAGATATCGCTGCCAGATTCTCCCCTCGGAGGTTGTTGGAGTGGAGGTAAAGAAGGCTTTAGAGCTACTAAACGCTTTGAGTCGCTGCTCGGCAAGATCAAGAGCGTCAGCTTCTTTAGCGGTCGCATCAGCGAACTTGTCCACCTCATCTGCGACCAAGATCCTGACCGGACGAGACGCTAGATTTGCTGGTGAGTTGGAGCCAACAAACGTCAGCGTACAGCGGTCGAATTGCTGCTCTAGATTAGTGATCTGGTCTTTGTCGGTTGGAAACCGCGCAATCATTGCCGGTGAGTCTTCCAACATTGGAAGCCATCGACTCTTAGAGAAAGACCGCGCTAAGTTCTCACTCGGCATAAGCCACAACGCAGGAGACGGCTCTACGTCAATGGACCAAGCGAGACCAGCCATTAGCGTCGTTGTCTTACTGGTCTGAGATCCCCAACACAGAGTAACCTCGGAGACCGCTGGATCTTTCCAAGATTCCAACGGTTCTCGGCAATATGGTCTGACCGCTGTACTAAAAGGTCCGGGATGCTCGGTCTGCCGCTGGCTTAGAGTCAGATTGCTCTCAGCCCACTCAACAACAGATTGCCGTGGAGTCGGTCGCCATAACTGTCGTCGGAACTCTAGGATCTCTAGCTCTAGGTCTGTCATTAGAATAGTTGGTTCATCTTATATTGCATAGCGGTCGCCATATTGATTAACGCCATGCGATCTTTTATTCCGTTAACCAGACGGTCCTCAACCTTATGGTTTGCCGCCCAAGACGCATTGCGGTTGAAGATCTCAACCATCATAACAATGTTGTCATCCAGCAGATGCAACACTCCAAAGAACGGGAGCTTTGTTCGTCTGGTGACTTCCAG